CCGTTGTTGCACCGTTGACCATTACCAGATACATGCCAAGTGCCACCAGTTGTCGGTATCCGTTGCTATTTGCGGCAACATTTGATGTGTCAAAACTGACAAGCCCCGATGTTTTGGAAACAAGGGTGTCAATCCTGCCCTTCTGGGTGTTGAGGTTGGTGTTTGTCGTGGAAAGATTACTGTTTGTTGTGGAAAGGTTTGACGCAACGGTCGTGATCCTTGTCAGCAATTCATTGATAGCCGCCATAGCGTTCTGCGCGGTTGTGTTCAGCGTTGCCGTGCCGACTCTGCCCGATACAGTGGACAACGTACTGGACAACGTATTAATCGCACTCTGCAAAGTAGACCGAACCGTCTCCAGAGCAGATGCACTTGCCACTTCTGCATAGTCCACATTCCTTGTCACGGACTCAAGTGTGATGCCGTTGAGGTTGACAGTGTAGAGCGGAAACTCTGCGAGCGTGTCGCCGTCCGCGATTGACCCCGATGTATATGAAGGCGTAGCAGGGCTCGACGCTGAAGGCGTACCCTTGATGACATCAAGCTCCATATCCTCAACGCCCGTCGACGCATCTTTGGAATATCTCAGCACAATCAAGTCCTTGCGGAGCATGCCCTGATCACCGTTGTCGATTGTGATAGATTCGGATGTGCCTCTCTCAATTTCTGCCGCGCACCCCTGCGCGATGGCCAAGCCGTCAGCAATAGTAATCTCGTTCGCTGAAACGATAGTCGCCGCCATCTTGGAGCCAATATTGAGGATGTAAACCCCATTAGTAAAAATGGCACTGTTGATGTCCCTGTCCTGTTGGGCAGTTACATGCGGAGTGCTTTTGTAACCAGTGATTATATTCATAGTCTCTTACTCCATCTCCACCGTAATGTCGTCGCTAAGCTGATATTCGGTCGTCTCGAAGCCATCATGCCACTTCACGATTTTGGTGGTTATAGGTGCTGTCATGCGCATTCCGGTGATGTAGTCGCGACCTCCGACTATATCGCCAACAGCTACGTCTTTTTCGCTTTCCAACTCAATATGGAAGGTATTCTTGTTTACTTCCTGCGCCAGCTGCTCCGTTCCGCTCTGGATCAGGTCGGCCCGTGCCGCGCCTGCATAGTCATAAACTCCAACAATCTCATCTACTCCGAAATATGTCTGAGTGGTAGAGATATTACCAGACCCGTCCACATACAGGTCGACAACCGTCCGATTCTTAAGCTCGCCCTGTCCGAGACAAATTAGATGGTTAATGCCCGTCGCTTCCATGTTCATTGTATAGTTGGCGTTCATGTCGGAACTGTATTCAATCTGGTTGGAATAGTCCACGATTGGCACCGCTTCCACAACCACCCTCGCGGTCTCTTGGTCATAAGATATTTGCATCTTATAACCCTTACTCTTAAGCATGGCTTTGAGGCCGTCGTACAGGCTCACATATCGGTTATATCGGTAGTTGCTAACGGAAACGTCTGTTGATGTGGATGAGCCGACAAACAGGCCCGGAAATGCTGCGGATACTCTTGCGCCGATAACGGCATTTAACTCACCGCTATCTGTCGCATAGTCTTGCCCGGAAGGCGGAACGATAATCTTGTTCTGGAGCATGCCTCTCCAAGTGTAACCACCTGCCGCGACTGTGCCCTTCTTTGTGTCGACTTCCAGACGTTTGAAGAGCCCGCCATACTCAGTTTGTGGAATGTATAATCTGGATCCGTCCGCTATGGTCTCCCACTCGGACGAATTACAAGTAATGAGGTAGGAGTTTTCAAAATCCCCTACCTCAAAATCATACTCTGTAAAAAGAAGATCTCTGACTTCCTCGCCGTTTGCGTTGGCAACGATGATGCTAACCATTCGCCACCTCCACTCTGGGCTCCGAGCGTTCGTGGTAGATGGTAAGGTCTACACCGTATTCAGAATCCCACGATATGGCAAGGTCGCCGCCCGTAATCCGCTGAAAGATTGAGTTTGTCTTGTTTCGGAAGTTGAACATGTTCGTTCTCGTTCCGTTCTGGTACATCATGATGGTCTTGGCTCTGGAATTAATGATCACATAAGCCCCTTCCGGAATGGTCGCATACAGAACATATGCGTATCCGTTGATGACCACGCGCGGATTGACTGCCTGCCCGTAGATGACCATCTCGAATTCAGATTCAAACGGGAAGTTGGTCTGGATGTATCTCGACCCCATTGCGGGTGCGGTGTAATCATAAGCATAATCATACGTATAATCCAGATAACCGCTCGATGTTTCCTGTGACGAGGGAAGAGTAACGTGGAACGCTTGTATCCAGAATGGATAAGGTGCGAATATTGTTATCTTGTTGCTCGTCCGTGTCAGTACGTCCGTCGGCTCTGTGACAGATGCCGTTATGTAGCACTCCAGATAATAGTCGCCCCAGATGATTTTACCCGTGCGTTTCGTCCGCACATCGTTCTCGAAGTCATCATGCAGGTTCTGGATAAGTGTGCGCCTCTGCCTTTCCGAACCAACAAAAATCAGCTCGGTCTCATAGGTCGCCGCATCTCTGGAGAAGTCCGCCACACGTTGCCCGAACTGGAGCTTCGTGCCTTCGACCTTCCATTCCCATTCATAATAATTTGCATCTTTGTGTCTGATTCCGTTAGTCACGAGGTCGTAGGTGTTGCCAGACGATGCAATATAAGTTATCTGCACTCTCATTACATAACACCCGCCTCTCTTAATGACCTTTTGAACTCTCTGCCGTTGATGTCCACTGTGAAGTCTGCCGTCTTAAGCGCCGCCACCATAGCACGGTAGAATCCATTGATAAGGTTCGTGTTGTTCGCCGCGCTTGCCTCTGCAATGTCACGCATAAGGGCCTGTTTGCCGTACATGACTTCATGCCCTGCCTCGCCTGCGCCGATAGCGCCGTAAGGCGTCTGCATAACAGTGGGGCTTGTGAACAGATACGGAGTATCCATTGCCTTCGCGTACCAATCAACATCGATTCCAGAAGGGTAAGTGATTTCTTTACCGAATACGGTCTTTGTTGATGTCCGCAGTGAGAAGTGCGGAAGGTCTGGCATTTCAGGCTTCGGGATCTTAAGCTTCAGACCCTCAAAGAATCCCTTGATATCATCGACTACGCCCTTGACCTTGTCTTTAATGTCGTTGAATTTTTCGGTGAACTTCGACTTGATATCATTCAGCTTTTCGACAATCTTGTCTTTCCACTCGATGATTTTGCTTACGACATCGTTCTTCATGCCGACGACTTTAGCCACGACATCCGTCTTAATCTGATTCCACTTACTGGACATATCAGACTTGATAGCTTCTATCTTCTGGGAGACCTGTTGTTTGATTTCCTCAAACTTCTGCTGAATCTTTTCTTTAAGCTGTGTGACAAACGTCTTGATGTTCTCGACTACTTCCGAAACCTTTTCTTTGATGTCGTCCCAGTGGCGAATGCAAATCACGATGATCGCAATGACCGCCGCTATGGCCGCCACGACAAGCCCAATCGGTGACAGTATCGCGCCGAGTATGCCCATTATCACAGGGGCAAGCGATAATACCGTCCCTACCGCGCTCACTATTCCGCCGATGATGGTCAAAAGCGGCCCGATGACCGCGACCACTCCGACTATAGCCAGAATGAGGTTAGTTTGTTCGGGGGTAAGATTCTGGATGAACTCCGTCACCTTCTGAATCCCCGCGACAATCGGGTCAACCAGTGGCAGAAGTCCTTCCATGATAGTGGCTCCGAGCTCACCTGCCGCCGCGCTTATCTGCGCCTTGCTTTGGTCGACCTTGTCATTGACCTCATTCAGTGCGTCAAGCGTATCACCCGACATGATCAGGCCGAGTTCTTCCGCTTGGTCGCCGTATTCCTTCAGAGCCGCGCCGCCGTCATCGATGATGCCCGCTAATTGGTCGGCGGATTTTCCGAATATCTCATAAGCAGCCTGGTCGCGTTCTGTACCATTTTCAATCTCGGAAAGGGCCTTTAGCGTATCGTTGAAAACGTCTTCCGCATCACGCATGGAGCCGTCCGCATTGGTTACGGAAACGCCCAGAGACTCGAACGCATCGGGGGCACTCGCCATGCCCTTCTTCATCTTGGTGACCGCGCCCGTGATGTCTTCCACAGATACGTCCACCAAATCAGAAGCATATTTCATCTTCTGAAGGCTGTCGGTGCTGAGCCCTGTCTGCTTGGAAAGCGTGTTGAGGTCGTCGGCGGCAGTAACGGAGCTATAGCCAAGTCCGACCATGCCCGCTGCTATGCCGCCCGCTGCGGCGGATATAGGCATAAACTTCTGCCCGACATCCTGTATCTTCTGCCCCAACGCCTGCATGTCGCGACCGACCGCCGCGATAACCTGCGCCGAAACAGAACC